ATATACAAGAGGATATGTAATAATCATTGTCAAGAGGTTACTCTTAAGGGATTTATAGATATGACAGGGATAGATAAGCAGACTATCTATAATTGGAAATCGAGTAACACCCGATTCGACTTGCACGAAAAAATTATGGACGATAACGAGCAATCGTTAGAAGCTATGTTACATGACAAGCGTATAAATCCAATGAAAGTATTACCGTCACTTAATAAAAAACATGGATGGAATTTGCCCGGTGTCAGCAGAGAAAAGGCATCCAATACAGCTATATCATTGTCAGATTTGCCTCAACTTGGTACAATTAATGGCACTATTGGACAGATACAGGATCACAATGCAGCGCTGGAAGATAAGGAAAACAGCTAGAATACAGTGTTTATAAGGGCTTCAAGGTTTTTAATTGGATTTAAAATAGTTCGTAAAATTAATATTTTGCGAATAGTTAACGTATGTTTGATTGATGGCATGAACCTGACAGGCATGGGGGAGGGGGTCGGAAGAACGGACGAGACAGCCCCTACTAAGTCAGCAAAACCACCCGATAAACAAAAAGCCCTTATCCAACACGCAGATATTAATTATCCAGACACCCTATTTCTAAAAATTTTTCAAAAATAAAAAAGGAGTCAATATGGTCACAGGAATTATTCTTATATGGATTTTGATTAAGTTACAGGCACCAACATTGTTATTCTGGTTAGCGGGAGTGAGAATAACATGGTCAGTTTTTGAAATACTTCTGACCGCTTACAAAACAGGTAAGGAGTCATAGCCATGTTAATCTTCGGCAAGCAAATCACAGACGAGTGTTCCAGATGCGGTAAAGTCTTAGAATGTGAGTTGTTCCGACAGGGGCACGGCATTAAATGTGACCGACAGAACATATCAAAGATGCTGGAATGCCAATTTGAACACAGGGAGAAGAGAGAAAATGATGGTATCTCGGGAAATACATAGAACTGGCAGAAAGGTAGACTTGTTATGTATCGGTTAGAAAGAAAAGATTTTTGTATTTTCAAAAATGAAATAGTGATTATACCTACAATTCGGATTTTTATAGATAACATGGTATACAAAGAAAAGAATTTTTCAATAGAATTTCATTTTTTGATAATTCATACAAGACTACTTTTTGTAAAACAAGGTTAGGTAACGTACTCAAACGGTTATGTAGGTTCGACTCCTACCGTTACCGTTGTCCTGTTTTTAGCATTTTGGACAGGACGTACACACCATTTACCTTTTCTTCCGAGATAGGTATGTAATCTCCTCTACACCAGTTAGGACTACTGTTAAGGGCGGTGAGAGACCGTCCGGCTGGTATCGGTCGAGTGAAAACCCACAACACTTGACCGCTTGGTGAAAACCCGAACCATAGCTTACGCAGATATGACCGTTACAGTCGGATTCCACTTTACTTAGTGGCAATAGCTTAAATAGTTACTACGCAAGTGGTAGATGTGTGGCGGAATGGGTAAACGCAAGCAAAGAAACTGATTGATAGCATGTTTGCCGAGTAATAAGCGGAGATTGTCCGTAATTAGCAACAAGCAGCTTTCAGAAATCAATCATGTGAGGTTCAAATCCTCACCACATCAATTCCTTATCTCCACTTAGTCGGGTGCTACTACAATAGTTCCGGTCGATGGGAGACTTATGGATGGTAGTGGTATAATTGGAAACAGCAAACACTTCCGTGATTAGAAATTGCAGATTTGAAAGCGGTTGGCATGGTTTGGGCTGACAGGGTTCGATTCCCTGTGCCACTATCGGTAATTCAAGTAATTGCCGTATCTGCTAAGAGATATCAATAGTTTGCTTTGAGGTATCTTAAAAAACTACACTTGCGGAGATAAGCGACACTGTGACAGCAATAGCCAGTGGGTAGCAAGGGGCACTTTGGAAGTTTGCGCTGGTGCATCAGCGTAGCAGTTTATGAGAAGTGCGAAGAATTGTTAATATCATTTCAATTCGTCTTGTGTACAATTTTATGATCATGTAATGTTATTGCTGATTCTTTGTAAACCGTGAAAATGCGCAGTTTTGCGGCAAATGAATCCCCTAGAGTGGTTTTGATGAACCTCTGACTAACAAAAACTTGCACTTAGTTAGGTGTGGAGCAAGTAAAAAACTGGAACCTAACGCAGCAGAATGTAGCGCAGTCGGTTAGAGCACCTGTCTTATATACAGGCGGTCGCAGGTTCGATTCCTGCCATTCTGATTTTTGCAAGTACCGTAGGTGAACTGCACAGATAGGAGAGAGTGATATGTGCGAATTTTGTTGCAAAATAGGAAAATTGGAAAAAATCAAGCAAGGAGCTTTTAAAGGCGGATATTATCCAGAAAAAAATGAAACACAAATTGTTGAATTTGAAAGTGCATTTCATTTATTCTTCGGATGCAGCGACCCCTTTATGTCTGGAATCGGAATCGAAGACATAAAATTTTGCCCTATCTGTGGTAGAAAGCTGGCGAAATGATGAAACCATTAGAAGAAATATTTTTTAGAGCTTGCGTGAATGAACAGAAAAGAAAATTGCGTTCGAGTGACCGTGAATTGAGCATAAGAACTATTGGAAATATTTTTGAAAGGCTTGGATTTTCATATAAGCAGTTAATGTATTATGTCAAAAAGTGGTCTGACAGGGGATTTTATGATTATGGAGTGACACTTGACTTGGGATGGTTTGAATTTGGCAAACTGACAGGAGAATATAAACAGATTTATGATTCTATGACAAGTACGGACGGATGGAAAGATGGAGAGTTGGCAAATTATATTTCAAGAAATTCTTTTAAACGAGATAGAATAACACCACTTGATATTCTGTATATGTACGGATTGGTTTGAAAGGCGGCAGAATGATGGTTACACAGAAAGATGTCCACAATAGTATAGTTGTAAATGCAAGTGTTTGGCAGAAAAGATATTTATCATTACAATGCGGTGGAAGAGTTGAAAAGATAAAGGAAGTCGAACAGGCAATGGCTAATATGATTAACGAAATTAGCAAGGCACTTAAAAATAGCGGGACAGATTATTTGAATAAACTTGATTTGTAAGTGAGGGCTTTTATATGAAACATCAAAAAGAATGGCACACTTGCGATAGGTGCGGTGTGGAAATTAAAAAAGGAATACTGTGCGGAAATTCGGTTACAAAGAACGGAATTTTAAATACCACATACGACTTGTGCCCTAAATGTATGGAAGATTTTGAGGAGTTTATGAGGAATGAAAAGAATACTTAAAATTGTAGCAAAGACATTAATTGAATATGCCAGAATAATTGCTATTTGCTTTGTGGCTTGCGCAATAGGAGCAATTTTTTATATTTTGTTAGGCAAAACAGCATATGCGTGCTATTGGATAGCGGTTATTTTGCTTGTGATTATCAGAGATATAACGATAAAGTCAAAAATGCAGGAAAGCAAAAAGATTAAATTATTACTTTTACAGTATGAGGATGGCAGTACAAGTTTGTGTGTCGGGGATAAGCAAATTAGGCATATGACAAATATTGATATGCATATTGATAAGCTTCAGACAAAACTGGAAGTAGACCAAGTAACAAAAACTGGGAAAGTAACACATGTTGTTTTAATGGACAGTGGGAAGAATGAATGAAAAAATTAAGATAAGGTGTTGTGTATAAATGAAGAAAACAAGAAGTAAAATAATCATTAAAACAAGAGCTGGCGGTTACACAAAGATTTATGCCAATGGAAAATGGCAGAAGAAAGTATGTGTCATTGATTATCGCGCAGAATGCAGTAACAAAGATGGTATAAAGGTTACTTGTGAATTTGATAAACTGAAAACTGATAAAAATGGTTCAGCTATCTATGATGAAGATAAAAAAGATTTTGCAAAAGAACACGTAGTTGCAAGGATTTAGGGGGCGAGATTATGAAAATATCAGAAATGAACAACTGCATTGAAAAAATGCGAAAATGCTACAATTTTAAAGATGATGAAACAGAAATTAGGCTTGTAAATGCAATAAGCCATGATGACAGAGGTGTTTATATTAGTACAAGAGATGAAAATGGAACAAAAATTGACATGACAATGCGTGCAGATGAATTAGTAAATGTTTAGTTGCTGATTATCAGCGGAAAGGAACTTTTATGAAAAAATTATTTGTAAGCGTGCCGATGAAAGGCAGAACAGAGGAAGAAATCAAAGCAAGTATTCAGAAGATGAAAAAGATTGCTGAAATATACGAGGGCGAAGAGTTAGAGCTTATCGAAAGCTACATTGAAGATAACCCACCTAAAGACAGCAAAGAAGCTGTATGGTATTTAGGAGAAAGCATTAAGAAGCTGGCACAGGCTGATGTATTCATGGGAATATGTGAGAGCTACGATTGGAACGGCTGTTGCATTGAAATGGAAACAGCAAATAAATATGGCATTAAAGCATATACGATTCCGGTAAGGTATGTAATTGATGATTATAATGCACTTATAAACAAATTGCATCCGGTTTGCAATGAAGGAATGCCAACATTCTAACAAAATTTTACCGGCTAACAAATGGAGTTAGTCGCTACCCTAAAACAGTTATAGGCAGAGGTCAAGACACTTCTGCTATGCGGAGGTGTCCTTTTTGGCAAGTAAGGATTTAATAAACCAGTTAAAAGGTAATGACAATTACATAGAGCGAAAAGGAATCCATAACATTGTTAAAAATGGGGAATCCGAAGAAGTAATAAAAGCCTATGTCAATTCTATACAGTGGGGTATGTATAATGACAAAGACATACCATTCTCACTGGAAATTTCCAAGAAAACAAAAAACTTAATAGACAACATAGTTGCGGAAAGCACAGGCGGCGGTCATATTGGCGACTTAGAAATATACTGCGGAGATAATAACACCGAAATTACAGTCTTAAATAATTACTATGAGGTATTAAGACTTGAATCCGCATATCTGGTAGACAGCTTTTTTTATTACATTGAAATTGATGAAAAGGATCCGTGGAAAAGATTTTATTTTCCAAGAAAGAGAGTATTACAGCCAGTTGTTGGTGCTTACCAAGAAATATATGACGGAAAACTTGATTTTCTGTCTGTTTCTCAACCTAAACGTACTGGGAAAACTACAGGTGGATTGCGACTTGGTATGATGATGGGCGGTCGTGACCCAGATGGAAGTATATTTGGTGTTGGTAAAGGAGAAGGACTTGTTAAGAGATTCTACGGTGGATTGTTACAAGGATTTGAGACAGAAAGTACTTATCAACGATTTTTAAGTGTATTTCCAGAAGCAAAGAAAATAGGAGAAAAAGATTACAAAAGTGCTGAAAATCTATCAATCGACCTTAAAAGCAAAAATATCTTCCCGACATTTACATGCCGTCCGATTGATGGCGCAATCGTGGGATGTACTGAAGCAAATGTGCTTGTCTATATTGATGACTGTGTTAAAAACCACGAAGAAGCAAGAAACAGGGATAGACTGGAATTTTTATGTGAAAAGGTTACGGATGATGTTCTTGGACGTAGATTAGAGGGTACGCCTATTATTATTCAAGGTACAAAATACAGCTTGTATGACCCAATTACAGCTTTGCAAAATAAAGCTGATGAATTGGAGTGGAGATGGAAAGAAGTTGCGATTCCGGCACTTGACCCAATCACAGATGAAAGCAATTGGGAGATTTATCGAAAAGATAAAAAGGGATTGCGGAAGATATTCACAACCGTTTATTACCAAAAGGAAAGAAAACTTGTTTCGGAAGAAACGTGGGCGGCAGAGTTTCAACAAGAACCATTTGAAGCAAAAGGGCGTATGTTTGCAGAGAATGAACTTAATTACTTTGAAGAATTACCTATTGATCGTGAACCAGATGCAATTATGGCGGCTTGTGATAGCGCAGATAAGGGAGAAGACAGTTGTTCAATGCCGATTGGCTATGTGTACGGAAATGAGGTTTACATAGTAGACGTTGTATTTGACAACGCAGGAACACAGTTTACCAAGCCAGAATGTGCAAACATGCTGATTAAGCACAATGTCAAAACAGTTACATTTGAGAGCAACAGCGCAGGAGAATACTTCGGTCGTGATGTAATGGAGATTGTAAATAAGCAGGGTGGCAGATGCAGCGCAAGATATAAATTCAACTGTGCTAACAAGATAACCAGAATGGAAAACGCTAGAGATAATATCATCCGTGATTATTATTTCAGAGATTTTAAGAAAATGGACAGGCAAAGTCAGTATTACAAATTCATGAAAGAACTTACCACTATGACACGTAGCGGAAAAGTAAAACATGATGATGCACCAGACTCTTTAGCATTATTTGAAAATGAAATGCGTACAGGAGTATCAGCAAAAGCCGAAGCAGTCCACAACCCATTTAGGAGGTATTAATGATGCAGACAAGAGAATATCTTAATCAAATAAGCAGACTTAACAGGATGATTAATAATAAGTTGGTGGAAATACAGCAATTAAGGGAAATGACGTGCAATGTTACTGCTATACAGAATGATGAACGTGTAAAAACTTCCCCTGATCCAGACAGAATGGGAGTTACATTTTCCAAAATAGATGAAATGGAAAAAGAACTGGATAGAATGATAGACGGTTACGTTGAAAAGAAAAATGTAATCATAAGTCAAATTGACAGCATGGATGATGAAAATGTATATAATATTCTGTTTGCCAGATATATTGAGAAAAAGACTTTTGAAGTAATCGCAACGGAAATGAACTATTCTTTTCGCAATATTACAAGGCTTCATGGCAGGGCATTAAAGGAATTTGAAAAAAAATATGGCGAACAGTATATTGGATTATGATGTTGTCCTAGAATGTCCTATATACAGCGTGGTATTATTAAAATGGTTAAAGACCAGATCAATAAGTTTTCACACCTCTCTCAAAAAGCATCGTCTTCATGACGGTGCTTTTTTAATGCATAAAAGGGGGATTTATTTTGACAGAATCGAAAACAATATACTGCCCTATATGTCATAGAACGGTAGGTAGGCATGATATGCGGTCACAGACAAATACAATCTGTAAGTGCCGCAAATGTGAAAAGAGAATCATATACCACTATGATACAGGGGAAACAGAAGCAAAGAGATTACCACAGAGAGCCACTTCTAGCGGCGTTTGTTTTGTATAAGGAGAAGCAATGAACAACAGGACTTTTCAAGAGCTGGTCAAGGGATGTTATGGTCGAAAAATTGCATATACAGATGTTGAGACTATTACACAAGACAACATTGTAAAAGTCATTGGTCAGTGCATTGGAGCCTTTTACTTTAACAAAATGGCTATAGAGTACCTTTGGAATTATTACAAAGGTGACCAGCCTATCAGATACCGTGTAAAGATATCCAACGAGGATATTATCAATAAAATATGCGAGAACCACGCTTACGAATGGGTGCAGTTTAAGGTCGGTCAGACATATGGCGAGCCTGTCCAGTATATCAGTCGCAAGGATGATGATGAAACCAACAATGCAGTTGATGAATTAAATGATTATCTGGTGGATGCTAATAAGCAGGAAAAAGATATAGAAGCTGGAGAGTGGCAGTCGGCAACTGGAACATCATTTAAAGCTGTGCAGTTTGCAAATGGAGATATCCCATTCAGAATTGTAGCGCCCAGCCCTATGAACACTTTTATTATTTACAACCGTTCAACGAGAGAGCCGATTCTTGCAGTGCAGGAATTGAAAGATATTGAGGGAAACTGGTATAAACAATGCTACACAGATTCCCATGAATGCAAGATTGTAAATAGCAATGTGAAGGACTGGAAAGTACACGCTTTTGGAAGTATTCCTATAGTGGAATACCCAAATAACCCATCCAGATTATCAGATATCGAATTGGTAATAGATATAATGGACGCTGTGAACAATATGCAGTCTAACAGAATGGACGGCATAGAGCAATTTGTGCAGGCGTGGATAAAATTCGTAAATTGTGAGATTGACGAAGAAGAATTTAAAAAAATGAAAATAAACCACGCTCTTGTAGTAAAATCCATTAACAAGGATAACAAGAGTGATGTTGATGTTATGACGCAGGAATTGAACCAGACGCAATGTCAAGTTGCTAAAGAAGATTTGATTGATAATGCCTTATCTATTCTGGCAATTCCAAATAAGCAGAGTAATACAGGCGGCGATACACAAGGGGCAGTGCAACTAAGAAACGGATGGGATTTTTCAAAATCCAGAGCAAAGCTAAAAGACCCGCTTGTAAAAACAGCAGAAAAACGCCTTGCAAAGCTGGTTTTAAATGTTATCCGCATAAAAGACCATGATTTGGGTCTTTCTATGAGGGATTTTGAAGTACAAATAAACCATAGCCCACAGGATAACATGTATACCAAGGCACAGACACTGTATCAGTTGTTACAGGCAGGCATACACCCACTTGTTGCTGTAAAAACAGTTGGACTTTGGGGAGATGCGGAAAAAACTTATTTAGTTTCTAAACCGTACTTTGATGTATTATGGAAAACCATTGATAATGTCAAAGCAGAAGAAAAGAAAGCACAGGAAGTTATGGAAAAATTAAACAATCAGCAGAATAAGGCAACTACCGGGGAATAATCGGTAGTTGTTTTTATTTTATAAAATTGCACCTATGCGGTAAATAGGAGAAATCACAGGTTGAGCAACCAACGTAAAAAAGCGTAGTGAATCGGAGGTAATTTATGACAAGAGAACAGGCAAAACAGAATCTTATTGCTATCGGAGTGGCAGAGCCTACGGATGAACAGGTAAGCAATTATCTGAATCAGGTCAATGGCGAAACCAAAAAGGAGAAAGATAAGGCAGACCAGTATAAGGCAAAGGCTGATAATGCGGATGAATTGCAGAGAAAGCTGGATGAATTGGAAGCTGGAAATCTGACAGAGCTTGAAAAGGCAAATAAGGCATTAGACACAGCTAATCAGCAGATCGCAGAATTGCAGAAAAAAAATGCTATTAGAGATTTGCGTGAAAAGGCTATGACCGATTTCAAAGTAACCGCAGAACAGGCAAAAACAATTGTAAAAGAAGATGGCAGCTTTGATACAGCCGAACTTGGAAAGATTATGTCCGAAAAAGAGACCGCAGCGGCACAGGCAAAGGAACAGGAGATTGCAAACAATTCTACTAATCCAGGCGGTGGCATGGCTGGCAAAGAAAATGAAAATAAGACTACTGCTGAAAAACTTGTTGAAAAGTTATACGGCGGTCAGAAACAGAACAATGATATTTTATCACACTATGTAGGAGGTAACTAAGATGATGCAGTTTGAGCAGACAACATACGCTGGCGATGTTGAAATCTTAAAAAGAAAGCCGTTTGAAGGAATCCCTATGACACTTGATTTTACAAGCGTTGATACAAAACTGGCAAACGGTAAAAAGGTTGTAAAAGCAGGAACCCCTATCGGTTCTACAGGAGTAGCAGATAACACGGCTACAGTAGTGGGAATCTTATTACATGACGTTACAGAAGATAGACCACAGGGAACGTTGCTTAAAAAGGCATATATTGACAAAACAATTGCGCAGACACATTCAGGTGTTGAAATTGCGGAAGTTGCAAAAGCGGCATTGCCAATGATTATTTTTGAATAATTAACAGGAGGTAAAAATAATGCTAGTAAATGAAGTAGTAAATACAAAGGCTATTGCACTTGCGGCTACAGAAAACACAAGTAATACAATTCCTTATCTTGGTTTACAGTGGTTTCCAGAGAAGAAAAAGTCAGGTCTTGATTTAAAGTGGATTAAGACACACAAGGGACTTCCTGTATCACTGAAACCGTCTAATTTTGATGCGCTGCCAACAATCAGAGCAAGGGGCGGATTAAAGACAGAAAAAACACAGATGGCATTTTTCCGCGAACAGATGATTGTCACAGAAGAGGATGCACAGGAAATTGATAGAATCAAAGATGAAAATGATCCTTATTTGCAGGGTGTATTGCAGAGTATTTATGATGACACTAATACTCTTGTGAGCGGAGCGGAAGTCGTGCCAGAAAGAATGAGAATGTCTCTTCTCTCAACAACAAATGGACATCCTACAATCGGTATTGAATCTGACGGTGTTAAGTATGAGTATGATTATGACCCTAACGGAGAATACACAAAGAAGCATTACTTAAAATTGCAGGACACGGCTATGTGGAGCGATACTACAAATTCCAAGCCACTCACTGACCTTAATAATGCAAGAAAAGCACTTGCAAAATTAGGAAAGATTGCTTCCTATGCGCTTATGAACTCTAACACATTTAATTATCTGTTAGAAAATGCACAGGTCAAAAATGCTATTCTTGCGCAGAACTTAACGGCAAACATTGAGCTTACAGATGATAATGTTGTCTCTATCACAAAATCAAGAACAAAACTTACTATTGTTCTTTACGACAAGATGTACATTGACGATGAGGGAAACGAACAGTATTTCTACCCTGACAATAAGGTTACGTTACTACCAAGTGGTTCTCTTGGCAATACTTGGTTTGGAACTACTCCAGAAGAAAGAACAGCTTCACAGGTTGCTGATGTAGATGTTTCTATGTATGGTATGGGAATTGCAGTTGCTAAGAAAGTTGAATACGGTCCTCCTGCAATCACATCTGTTACAGCTTCAGAAATCGTGCTTCCTTCTTATGAGAATATGGATTCAACATTTGTAATCGAAGTACATTCTGCTTAGTAGGAGGTATCGTGGATGAAGTATCCGTATATCGTAAATAAAAACGGTGTTTGGTATCCAGCAGGAACAGAAGTGCCAGACGGAAATGCTGATAAAGAAGTTAAAACAGAAAATCAGCCATATACAAAGACAGAAATTAACCGCATGAGAACTGCAGACTTGCAGAAGTTAGCAGGAGAAAAAGGAATTCAAAATGCCGATTCCTTTAGCGGTGAGGATTTAAAGAAAATGCTTATTGAATTGATGAGCTTATAAGGGGTTGCCATGGAAGAATACAGTATTTTACAACAAGTAAAAATCAGATTAGGACAATTTCATATTGAAGAGGTCACAGACCCAGATACAGGAATTATGTCTGATGTTACTGTATTCGACCATAAGGAAGATAACCCAAGGTTAGAGCTTCTTATAAAGCAGTGTACCAATGAGGTAATCAACAAGCGGATGTACCCTAAGACCTATACGCAGGAACAGATTGACAACGACTTGAAGCAATTTGAGGACACAATCATTAACCTAACGGTTTATGACCGTTCACAGGCAGGCGAAGCGTACATGGAGTCTTATACAGAAAACGGTGCAGTAAGCCGTAAATGGGTAGACAGAAGTACGCTTCTTACTGGTGTATATCCGTTTGTTAAGATTATATAAGAAGATTGTGCATGACCATATTGCTGATGTCGGCAATATGGTTGTAGGCGGCACACAGTAAGAGGTGGAGGGCAGTGTGCCTGTATTAAATTGCAGGAGATATAAAATGAAAGAAATTTTATTACAGACTTACACCATAGCGTTACCAATATTGCTTGGTTATATAGTTTGGCTTCTGAAGCAACAGAAAAAAGACAAAGACGCCAATAGTAAAGGTACAATGTTACTTTTGCGAGTACAGCTTATCGAATATCACGATAAGTATATGAAAATCGGCGAAATACCATCTTATGCGTATGACAATTTTGTTGAAATGTATAACGCATATCACGCATTGGGCGGTAATGGTATGGTAACCAAAATGTATAACGAAATACAGGAAATTCACTTAAAGAATGGAGGTAAGGATTAAAATGGATATAACATCAGTATCAACAGTAGTTGCAATCGTTGTAATTACATATCTGATAGGCTTAGGAGCTAAAGCAATTCCCAATGTAAAGGACAATTACATCCCGATTATCGTAGGTGTGGCAGGCGGCATCTTAGGAGTAGTCGGAATGTATGTAATTGCTGATTTTCCTGCAAATGATGTATTGAATGCAATTGCAGTCGGGATTGTAAGCGGTCTTGCAAGCACAGGCGTAAATCAGATTTATAAACAGGTCAAAAATGCTTGATATTAATAAGCAGAAAATGAAATACGCCTTGCAAGGTCAGACCGTGACCATTGAGGAAACTGACGAATACGGAAACCCAGTGTATGAGGGATATACGGACGCAAGTGGAAACTTCATTCCATACCTTGATTCACAGGGCAATCCGATTCCGAAAACAAAGGAAGTAAGCGGATTCTCTGAACCAGTTACGTTCTATGCAAATATCAGTAATAAGCTGTCAGAAGTATTAGTAAAGCAATTCGGCATAGACGATAGCACATCATATGTACAGATTTGTACTGATAAAGGCTATTTGCCAATTAAAGCCGGAAGCGTTATCTGGAAAAAGTCCGAAGTCACATTGAAAGATAACGGACTACCAGATGAAGATAGCGCAGACTATGTTGTAAAGGGCGTAGCTGATGAGGGTCTGACCGCAGATTTATTTCTGTTACAGAAAGTTGTTAAGTAGGTGGTAACATGAAAAATGTAAATATTTTGGGAACTGAATATAGCATTGATATTGACGATACATTAGAAAAAACTAATTGTGATGGACTTTGTAAAGAATACGACAAAAAAATTACAGTTAGAAATGTAGGAGCAATGCTGTGTGATGATGATTTAACGGAAACAAAGAAAAAAAGATTTAACGAAGTTTTAAGGCATGAAGTAATTCATGCTTTTTTTAGTGAGTCTGGATTAGATAATTATTCATCTAATGAAGAACTGGTTAACTGGATTGCAATTCAGTTTCCTAAAATGTTGCAAGTATTCAAAGAGCTTGAAGCAATATAGGTTGACGTATGGCAAAGAAAGTTATCTCCATGACATTATCACAGAAATCAATACAGAACGCTATACAAGAGCTTAGAAGCTATCAAAATTCATTAGAGTATAAATGTAGGCTACTAGCTGAAAAACTCGCTGAAAAGGGCGTAGAGATTGCAAGATTGCAAGTAACAGACCTTGATGCAGTATTTACTGGTGATTTGATGAGAAGTATTCATTCAGAGCACGTAAGAGATATAAAAGGCGGCGGCGTATACTCGGTTATAGCTGATGATGAATCAGCATTGTTCGTAGAGTTTGGAACAGGAATTGTAGGACAGGAATCACCATATCCAGGAGAACTACCAGACGGTGTTACATGGGAATATGCAAGCGGTAAGACCATAAGACAATTAGCAGACGGACGCTATGGATGGTTTTACCGTGACGATAACGGTCAATGGTGGTTTACAGAGGGTATGCCTAGCAGACCATTCATGTACTACACGGCTAATGAACTTAGAGACTTGATAATGGAAACTGCCAAGGAGGTGTTCACCGTTGATTGATAATTCATGGGCTTTACGATTGCAAGACCAGTTATTCAACATGTTTTCACATGAAATGAAGCTGGCATATGGAAGCAAGTATAAGAACCTTTACTTGACGCAGGATGAAGCAGTCACAGGAACACCAAAGTTTCCAACAGTGCTAATGAGACAGATAGGTGCTACAGAAGCAGGACAGGATTTAACAGGAGAGCGGATAAACGCTGTAAGACCAACATTTCAGATTACCATTAACTACCAAGGTGAAAAAGCAGAAGACAGGGAAGAATTAGTTGATATGACCGCAACGGCTATCAACTTTTTTAAATGGAAAAGGTTTGAGATAAGCAATCCTGTTTATACGATAACCAATAAAATCAGGACGGCAACATTTAGGGCAAGCCGATTATTCGGCTCTATGGATCCACTACAATAACTATTAACTGGCACACAACAGGGTGTGTCACTGACCGCATTAATTAGCGGTAGAAAGGACGGTATATATGGCGGCAACTATAGCTGGCTTATCCAGTCTAGGTATTACGTTTGGTTATGGCGTAGAAGATACAGCAGGAACAAAACCAGATACATTTACCCAGTTGGACAGAATTAATGCTATCGGCGGTATCACAATTGAGAATGAACAAATTGATGCATCTGCACTGGAAGATTTGGTCTCCAGATACATTCAGGGGCGTGGTGATACAGGCGGTTCATTTGCAGTTACTATTAACTTTACAACAGAAACACTTACGCAGTGGGAAACGGTAATTTCTACTTACACAGCACTGACAGGTGGCAAGAGAATGTGGTTTGAGACGATCATTCCTAAGTTTGAAAAGGCTTTCTTTGTTGTGGCACAGCCGCCTACAGCAATTCCTGCGCCAGAGTTTGCACAGAATGAGTTGCTTACCCTTGAAATGAACCTTACAATCGAGGAATACAAGGGAATGGAAACAAAGGTAGCGTTTACCTAAGCAACAGTTAGACAGATTTTAGGGGCGGTCTTAGGACTGCCCCCTTTCTTACTAATAGTAAGGGAAAGGGAAATAATATGATGAAAATTAAAGTAAATGAAAAAGAATACACAATCAAATTCGGTTATGAACCGACACTGAAATCAAGATTGCTTTCAAGAGTAGCAAAAATGTCCGTATCTATGAAAGAGAACGCACAGGATAATATGGAGCAGATTGAAAATATGCTTTTATTTATCCCAGAAATGGTACTGGTCGGATTGCAGAAGTTTCACGCTGATGAGTTCGGCTATAACCTTGATACCAAAGAGGGTTACGAGGAGGCAAAAAATAAGGCTTTTGAGCTTGTCGGAAATTATGTAGATAATGGTGAAGTAGACGTAACAGACTTCTTTACAGATTTACAGGAGGAAATGACTTCTAACGGTTTTTTAAAGAAGATGTTCGAGAGGGAGGTTCAGAAAGAACAGGCGGCAACTCCGAACAGCAAGCAGAAAGCCGAGAATTAACATGGGAAATATACTGTAACGAAGTACGCCCTTATTGGCTTACTGTCACTAAGGGGTACGGACTTACAGTGCATGATATAGACTGGTCTTGCCCTGCTGATTTAAGACCTTATGAACAGGCATACAGACTGGAAAAACAGAAAAATGACAGTGACGCATGGCTTATGTTTGGCGCATATGGCATATCTGCTCTTACGGTTGCTATTGATCGTTGCTTAAATGGACATAAAGCACGTAGCAAGTACATTGAGAAGCCTATCATGCAGGAACTTGAAGAAAAAAATAAGCCATTATCGGAAGAAGAAATGGACAGACAGAGAGAACTGTTCGTAGCAAAATTGGAAGCCATGAGAGTTAATTTTGAATTGAATCACAAAAAGAAAGAAGCTGATAAAAAATGAGTTATATCGGTATAGACGTATCGGCATATCAGGGCACTATTGACTGGGCAAAAGTCAAGGCAGGCGGCATCCAGTTTGCCATCCTTAAAATCATCCGTAAGGACTTGAACCGTGATAAGCAGTTTGAAGCTAACTGGACAGGCTGTAAAGCAAACGGATTGACGATACAGGGCGTTTACAACTACAGCTATGCTACGACCGTTACAAAGGCTAGAAATGATGCAAGGAAAGTAGCAGAAGTGCTTAATGGTCGTGAGACAATGGTATGGCTGGACGTTGAGGACAACTGCCAGAAAGGACTTAGAAGCAAGCTGATTGATATTATCAACGCTTACGGTGATGTTATCAGAAGTTATGGGCTTGCATTCGGTGTGTATACTGGAAAGTCTTTCTACAGTTCTTACATCAAGCCATATGGTGGCGTGAAATATCCTATGTGGATTGCGGCATATGGAAAGAATAAAGGAAACATGGACTTGAAGTATCAGCCACAGATTGAAAACATGGTAGGCTGGCAATACACATCAAAAGGCTCTGTAAGCGGCGTTAATGGCAATGTTGATATGAATGTATGGTACAGGGAATTAAACGAATTACAGAGCGTCTACGACACGCACAATAACCCATATGCAGAGCCTGTACGTATATTATACAAGACATTCCCCTGTATGCGTGGGGATGATGTGAAGTGGCTACAGACGGAACTTATCTATCATAAGTGCCTGTCTGCCACAAATGCAAAAGGCAAGAGCAATATTGACGGCATCTTAGGAAATGATACAGCCAGTGCAATTGGAGTTTTCCAAAAACGTGTAGGAATCACGGTAGATTGCAAGGCAGGAAAAGTAACAAGAGAATATCTGAAAAGATAATATAGGGGCGGTAGAGGTCATAGTCTACTGCCCTTTTTACTGGCTATCGGTTGGAGATAGTCACTCACTTTAACAGTTGAAAGTAGGTGCAGTATGGCAGAGATTGATTCACTTGATATTAAAATAAAAGCAAGTGCAAAAGAGGCGGCAAAAGCAATTGATAAGCTTTGTGTGAAATTGGGAGAACTTGATAAAAAACTGGGTTCTATTCAAAATCAAGATGCATTTAAGAAATTTGCAGATGCGGCAAAAGTGGCTAGTGCATCTATGAACGGTATTGCCAAATCTGCACATAACGCACAGGCTAAGACTGCACAGGCTATGGAAAAGGCTGGGAAAGCTGTACAGAATATTCAGAAACCAGCAGAACAGGCGAAAAAGAACATTTCCAGTATAGTAGAAGAAATGAATAAAAAGTTTTCTGCACTTACTCCAAATGTTGATTTTTCAAAAATTACGGCAGAAACCAATAAGTACGAAAAACAGCTTATGAATGCGCAGAACCAGTTACAACGCATCATGGCTACCAGTAGTGCAGATAAACAGGTCAAGAGCATTGAGAGATTGGTTGTTAAAATAAAAGAAGCGCAAAATGCTTTGGATTTGATTAAAAAACAGAAAATACAAAATGCTACGCCATTGCAAAGCCAAGAAGAACTTCTTAAATTGGCACAGAGAGCAGTAATGCCTAAGAATACGGTTGATTCATCGGCATACGAAAAAGTTAGAGAAAGCATGTCAAACGTTGCTGATTTGTCAAAAGAAATGGCAGATAATACGGCAAGATGGAACGCTTATCTAAAAGATACTACCACAGAAGCAACCACTTTTTCTGATGTCTTAAAAAACGTTAAGCCTTTGGAATTTTCTGGGAATTTCTACGAAATGGAAAAGTGGGTTGATGAACTAAATAAGAAACTCATCACTCTTTTAAATAAGCAGGAGAAGCTATCTGACTTAGGCGCTAACATGAATACACAGCGTATGCAGAGTATGACCTATGAGATTGAACAGCTTACAAAGACTCTTAATGTGTATGAAGCAAAAGTTGAAGAAGCACGTTCTAAAGGTCAGTTAGATTTGAAAGTGCCTAAGCTGAATGAAGTAACTGGACAGGTAACTTCACTAGGAGAAAAGCTATCAAATTTAAAAATAACCGTGCCTACTGACAACATGGAGAAGTTACAGAAGCAAATTGAGAAAATCAAGAAGCAATACAGTGATATGGTTGATTCTATTAACAAGAAATCACAGTCAATGCAGTTTTACGGTGCAAGTCTCGATTTTAAAAAGAAACAGGTAGAGCTAAAAGCATTACAGTCTGAATATGACAAGCTGATTCAGAAACAGAAAGAATTGTCCTTATCCGGGGGATATAAGCTCAATACAAAAGGATTCCAAGAAAGCATAGGCGGAATGAAAAAAGCAGTTTCTTCTGTGCATTCTTCCTTAAACGGATTGAATAAAAAACTTAATAACATTGCTAAGAGAATGCTGTCAGTAGTTGCACCTACGAAAAAAGCAAGAGCGGCATTAAAAGGATTTGATGTTACAAATGTAGGACTTGCTAAGAGCTTGTTAAGAACTTCTAAAATGTTGAAGCTCATGATTGTCAGAATGGCTTTGCGTGGCGTTATTGACGGCGTTAAGACAGGTATGCAGAATCTTGTACAGTATTCGGACGAAGCAAACGCAAGCATGTCATTACTGGTTAATAGTCTTAATCAGTTAAAAAACAGTTTTGCGGCAGCGGTAAGTCCTGTACTAAATGTTTTTACGCCAGCTATTAATGCAATTATACAGGCTTGCATATCCGCTACTAATGCAATTAATCAGCTTATATCTGCGCTTACAGGCAGCGGAACATGGATAAAAGCTACTGTTCTTACAGATAATTTCGCAGAAAGTTTGAAGAAAGCAAGTAAAGCGGCTAAAACTCTTGCAATAGATGAGTTAAATATTAATAGTGGAGATAGTGGCGCAGGAAGCGTTACTAATCCAAAGGACATGTTTGACACAGAGGAAGTTGAACAGAAATACATCGATCTTGCAGATAAAATAAAGAGTATATTTGAACGTCTATTTGAACCATTAAAACAATCATGGGATACAAGCGGAAACTATGTATTTGATTCATGGAAAAAGGCTTTGGAAAGTATTGGAGAACTTGCAAAGTCTGTAGGAAGAGATTTTCTGGAAGTATGGCAACAGCCAGAAACGATAGAAATCTTTAATAATATTCTGCATATCATTGGCGATATAGGTCAATCAGTATCTAACATTGCGGATAATTTTAGAAAAGCATGGGAAGAAAATAACACAGGATTACATATCTTAGAAAACATTAGAGATATCATAGGTTTTATTGTTTCTAATATCCATGATGCGGCAGAAGCTACAGTAACATGGTCATCAAAATTAGACTTTTCTCCCTTACTTGGCAGAATTGAAGAGTTTACAAATTCACTTATTCCTGTATTTGATACATTATCTGGAATATTAACAGATTTTTATACAATGGTTTTATTGCCTTTAGGAAAATGGACACTTGAAAAAGGACTTCCAGACTTATTACAAGTATTCATTGAATTTAACAACAAGGTTGACTGGGATTCTCTTAGAAATAATTTGCAGGAGTTCTGGAAACATTTAGAGCCATTTGCAGAAACGGTCGGCGAAGGACTTGTTATATTCATCAGAAGAATATCAGACGCACTTGCAAACTTCTTGAACAGCGAAACATTTGAGAATTTCTTGAAATCTGTTGAAAATTGGATGGATAAAGTTACCCCGGAAGATGTTGCAAACGGATTTGAAAAAATCGCAAAAGCTATCATTGTTTTAAAAGTAGCTTTAGTTGCATTGCATGGAGCAACAGCGGCACTTGTAACGCTTTCTAGTCTGGCAAACATAATGACTTTATTTAAAGGAAAAGGAATTGCAAATGGAGCGGCTGGACTTGGTTTATTTTCAAAAATCGGAGAAGTATTTTCTTTAGTACAAGGTGGTGCCGGAACGTTAGGAGAAAGCATCGCAGCAGTTTTTGGAACAGCGGCAGCACCTATAGCAGCTTTAGTAGCAGTGATCACGGCACTTGGAATAGGATTGAAAACAGCATATGAAAACAGCGAATCCGTTAGAGAGGGCTTTGCCAATGCAAAAGAATCTATACAAAATGGTTTACAACCTACTATAGAATTGTTTGCAAATAAAATACTTCCAGACTTAAATGCAGGATGGGAAAAATTAAAGGAAATATTAAAACCTTTATCTGATTTTATTAGTGGAGTATTTGTAAGTATTTGGAATGATATGCTCAATCCAGCGCTTACATTTATTGGAAATAATATACTTCCTAAGTTAGCAACTGTATTCTCTGCACTTTGGAATAATGTTCTTGTTCCTTTAGGAAATTTTATTACAAGCGTTTTAGCACCAGCATTTCAGGTACTTTCAGATATATTAACAATACTGTGGAAAAACGTGATTGTTCCACTTACACAAACAATTGGAGAGGTACTTCTTACAGCATTAGATGGATTAGTGAAAATATTCACAGTACTTTTTGTTTCTGTGACAGAAAAAATACAATCAGTAATTGAAATATTTCAATTACTATGGAATGATATATTAGTACCAATAGGAAGCTTCTTAATTGATACGTTTCAACCTATATTTGAAAATGTATTTACTGCATTTGAAACAATAGTAGGAAATTTAAAAACTGCATTTAAAGGATTAATCACATTCTTAGTTGGAGTATTTACTGGAGACTGGAAAAAGGCTTTAAATGGTCTTAAGGATTTATTTGTCGGAGCTTTTAAGGCAATGGCAAACGGAGCTATAGGGATGCTAAATGGAGTTATTTCTGGAATAGAAAGTTTAATTAATCATGCTATAGAAGCGCTTGTTAAATTGGCGAGCGTAGTAAATAAAATTCCCGGCGTGAACATTGACTTTGGTTCGTTATCATTAAAGCTTCCAAGAATACCTACTTTTCAAATCGGCGGATTCCCAGAGGACGGACTTTTCATGGCAAATCACAACGAACTTGTCGGACAATTTTCAAATGGAAAGACAGCGGTTGCAAGTAATGAAATGATTGTGGAAGGAATTGAAGAAGCGGCATATAGAGGTTTCTCACGTGCGTATGAAGATAATAGCAGAGAAGCTAATTTATTGTCTGAAATATTAGATGCAGTCAGAGAGGGTAAAGAAATCTCTATTGACGGAAGAAGCCTTGTTTCCGCTGTGGAAGAAAGAAGCAATAGAAACGGATTTAGTTTTGCATAAATTATGGTAAACTTTTGTAGAAATCCTCCTCTTAATATGATATAATTGTCAAAAAAAAGAGGGGGATATCTACATGGATAACCAAAACACAGAAATGAAAACTTGTAAATACTGCATGACGCAGATACCAAAGAAAGCAAAAATCTGCCCGAACTGCAAAAAGAAGCAGAGTCATACTGTGAGGTGGGTAGTATTAGGGATTTTAGTATTTTTAATTCTTGTATCTTTATTTGGAGGTGGAAATAGTGAAACTACAAACAAAGATAAGAACCCACAAAAAGTAGACGAGGTTAAAACTTCAAAGGAAGAGACAACAGAAAAAGAAGAACCTGTTAGCAATATATTTAATGTGGGTGACGTTGTTGAAACAGAAAACATGAGAATTACTTTTATATCTGCTAAAGAATATGAAAGTGATAACCAGTTTTTACAACCCAAGGACGGATATACTTACTGGGAATTTTCTTTCAAGTTTGAAAATATATCAGACCATGACCAGTCTGTATCATCAATGCTTAATTGGGAATGTTATGCTGATAATTCAAAATGCGATCAAACATGGCTAGGTGATGATAATGGGCTTGATGCAACATTGTCTAAGGGCAGAGAAACACAAGGAACTGTAATGTTTGAAGTGCCAAAAGACGCAAACAGCATAGAGCTTGAATATGATGTAAATTTCTGGAAAGAAGATAAGATAATATTTGTAGGGAAATAGAGAAGAAAATTAAGTAGGACGGCATGTAACCGTCCTATTTTTATACATAAATTTACAGTTATGTAAACGTAATACATTGTACAATATACTTTGTAATGACAATGAACAGGAGGTTGACATAATGGCAAAAGCAACACTTCCAACAAATTTTAAAGACGATATTTTAGATAAAAACATGGGTGGTCGTCGCAGATACCGAATGACTACCAATTCAGACGGAACGGTGACACTGGAAGATGTAACAACATATACACAGGTAGGTGGAGAATTTAAAGCATCTAACATAAATGACACGAACAAAGCTATTAATGCGGCGGCAGATAAAGCTAAGATTCTTACAAGTCTTGATGATGTTAAAGCTTGTACACAGTCTGGTTATATGGTTGACTGTCTGGTTATTAAAGCAATGCTGGAGGGATAAGCTATGTCAATGAGTTCATTCTTAAATGTTAATGGGTATGATTTTCCTTGCCCTGCGGTTGGCTTCTCATGGACTATATCTACCACAGTAAATGCAGGAAGAAACGCAAACAATGCAGTTATCGGTCAGAGAGTCGGCAGAGATTTATATAAACTGGACAGTCTTAAATGGGTAGGACTTACACCAGAACAGCGGCAAATGATGTTAAAGGCAATCGAACCGTTCTATGTACCTGTTACATTTGAAGACATGAAGAATCCGGGCAATCCTATCACGATCACTATGTACCCTGGAGACAGAAAAGGCGTGCCATTATTCGTTGACCAACTTACACACATGATAACCAAAGACGAGACTTTATCATTTAACCTTATAGATTGTGGGTGGTAGTTATGCAGAACGTATCAAAAGCCTATAAGCAGTCCATGAAAGGCATAGGACGTAACAGGGGTTATATCAAGGCTACGATAGGCGTTATTAATTCACAGGCACAGAAGAACGTAGCAGTAGACAGTCAGACAGCAGTTACCTATTTTGCGGATATCAAAAAGCCATTTAACAATTACACCGTAGATAATGTATATGCCACAGCAGAGCAGGATTTTTCCAAGGTGGACGGTACAATGTATTTCTTGCCACCAAAGAACAGTACATTGGAACTTTACAATAATGGAATTGTTACAAAAAACCTTTTAGGTGTTGTGAAGATATCCTTTTCTGGAATAGCAGGACTTGATATAAAAGGTCTTACGATAGACTTTGGGGAATATTACCCTATAGACTTTACAATCCAAAATGACAGCGTTACACGCACTTATACAGGCAACAATAAATCTTATTGGGTGACGGAAGATGTATTCAACGGTACTTCCTACATCATCATTACACCTACAAAAATGATAAATGGACAGGGCAGACTTAGGATATATCAATTTTATTGTGGTATTGTCAACGCATTTAGCAACAAGGAAGTTAAAAAGTACAGCGGTAAACAGTATGTATCTTCCATAACAGATACAATACCGTCTAACGATATATCACTGACGATAGATAATCAGAATCAATATTATTCACCAGACAATCCAGACAGCGCACTTGCTTACATGGAAGTCGGACAGGAAGTAAAGATTCAGTTCGGCTATGATGTGTTGGGAAATAACGAAATTGAATGGCTACCAGAGGAAACAACCTACCTTCACACATGGTCGGCAACTGATACAGAAGCCAAGTTTACGGCAACTGACAGGTTTGATTACATGACAGGTAAGTACTACCGTGGACTTTACAGGGAAAACGGGATAAGCCTATATGACCTTGCTATAGATGTGCTTACAGATGCAGGCATAACAGATGATAGAGAGTACTTCATAGACCCATATTTAAAGAATATCAAAGTACAAAACCCCATTCCAGCGGTAAAGCACAGCGAAGCATTACAGATTATTGCCAATGCAGGGCGTTGTGTTCTATTCGAGGATAGAAACAGTAAAATTCATATGCAAGCGTCATTTATACCCGACATGACAGCAGAATCCAATGGAGAAACATCATACAGTCATGTATCTGATGTACTGAACGGAGAGGACAAAGATGCTTATGCAATATGCAGTTCTGATTTTTCTACAGTTGACGGAACTGTATTTTTTATGCCATCTGACAATAATTATTTAAAGACAGGATATATCAGTTCACAGATTGCAGATTCGGACGGTAATTTCAACGAGAATCCCAAAATCACAATTAATCTGGAAGCGGCATTTGTAGCGTATGGATTGCAGATAGAGTTCAGAAACGTTGCGCCAGAGCAGTTTAAGGTAACGACATATTACCAAGATTTAGAGGTGGACAGCTACACGGTAGAACAGGGTGGGGAACTGGAATACACAACATTTGAACAATTCAATCTATTCGATAAGTTAGTACTTGAATTTGTCAAAGGGCAGCCGAACAGCAGAATCACTGTGGACAATATTACTGTAGGGGATGTTACAGACTACCACATTGCTAGAAATGACATGACAGCAAGTCCTACAGCAGTAAGGCAAAATAAAATCAAGGCTATCAGCGTAATTAAGACACAATACCGTAAATCAAGCGAGAATAAGGATATTTCTACAGAAGAGATTACCATTAGTCCTGCTAACAATGTGCATACAGTATACTTCCAAAATCCATGTTACGGACTGACAGCAGTAATTGATAACGGAACAGATGACGGTGGAAAACCGATTCCAAGCACTATATCTGTGCAGATTACAGACAGTAGTAGTTATTATGCGACTCTACAGTTTAGCGGTATGACGGAAGAAACGATTGTTAAGTATGCAATTAAAGGATATGAGTACGTTACCGAGGAAATCGGCTACACGGTCACGCATAATGACAATGGGGATATTAAGACATGGAAAAATCCGTTAATCAGTACTACAGAATTAGCCAAAGACCTAGAAGAGTGGCTTGCAAGCTATTACTTAGGAGACGTTGATTATCAGATAAAATGGCGTGGAGACCCCAGAACGGATGCTAACGACTTATATTATATGGAATTAAAAGACCGTGGAGAAACCATGATAAGGACGTACCAAAATGAGATAACATTTAATGGTGCGTGGTCGGGAACAATGAAAGCAAGAAAGGCGGTGTTGTAAGTGGCAATAACTAAAGTAACAGCGGCGGTTGCTGACGATACAACCGATTTAAAACATAGCAATTCAACATATACTGGAAGCCTTACAGCACCTAAAGAATCGGGTGATTATCCTGTTACGGTATCTGCCTATGATGATGCAGGAAATGTAACAATAGATAAATCAACGGTAGCAGAAGTAAGCCTATGGCATACTCCTAAGACTAATTGGACAATAAATGACCGATTCAATTATGTGGACTATAACCGTATTAAGAACAATCTTACTTATCTGCATGAGCTTGCACAGGAAGTATATAAGCAGTTTTCAATTGTGGATATGGGCGCAAATATTGAAGATTATACTGGATGGTTCACGGCGGCGGCTTTTAATGCTTTTGAAAGCAACCTTGAAACGATTAATAAGAACATATTCACACAAGACTACGGCGTATCGCAAAGATTCTTTGATAACGGGCAGTTTATTAAATGGGATGAATTGAACCGTATAGAGTCGGCTACGTTGCAAATGAATGACCTTTTGGAGAGACAGAAAGCTACTCTTAGGAAATTGCCATTCAGACTGGGCGCATTTAGGGAGGTAAGAATATAAATGGCTATATCAAGCGTACAAGCAACAATCAAAGGCACTACTTACAATCTGACTCTGAATAGCTCTACTGGATTGTATGAAGCAAGTGTTACAGCACCAAGTACCAGTTCTTACAATAATAACAGCGGTCATTACTTCCCTGTCACGATTAAAGCTACAGACAGTGCAGGAAACAGTACGACAATCAATGATACTAACGCAACACTGGGAAACAAGCTGAAATTAAAAGTAAAAGAAACTACGGCACCAGCCATTGTAATTAGCTCTCCTACAGAAAGCCAAGTAACTAATAACACAAAGCCTACAGTTAATTTCACGGTTACAGATGCAGACAGCGGTGTTAATTCTGACAGTATCAGCATTACAGTTGACAGTGGTAGTGCTGTGACAAGTGGGATTACAAAGACCGCAATAACAAATGGATATTCATGCTCTTATGCGATTCCTACGGCTCTTACAGACGGAAACCACACTATCAAGGTAAATGCCAAGGACAATGACGGAAATGCCGCCACACAGCGTACAGTAACGTTTAAAGTGGACGCAACGCCGCCTACATTATCTGTATCTGAACCGACTAATAATCTTGTCACAAATGTTGCATCATGCACAGTAACAGGCAAGACCAGTGATGTTACAGCAGGAGTCAAATCGGTTACAGTTAGTATAAATGGCGGTACAGCTACTAATGTCACAGTAGATTCAAGTGGCAATTTTAACACAACAATTACTTTGGAAGAGGGAGCGAATACAATTGTTGTCACTGCCACGGATAACGGTGGTTTATCTTCCGGTGTGACCAGAATCGTAACACTTGATACGCAAGCACCTGTTATCAGTTCGGTAGAGATTAGTCCTAACCCAGTAAGTACAGGCGAAATATTCAAGGTAACCGTCAAGGCTACAGACTAAGGCGGTGCTTATGGGCGTAGTAATAACCAATGTTACAATTTCAAAGAATCCAGTAAATACAAAGGAAGTATTCAAAATATCGGTTGCAGTAAAAGAAACAGTGACAGAGCCGATTATGTATAGACTGCCTATGAGATTAGGGCAGAAAAAAGGAGGAATAAAGTAATGGCAAAGGCAAATTTACCTGTCAATTTTAAAGACGATATATTGAAAGAAAATATGAACGGCAAGCGTAGATTCAACATGATTCAGAACATTGACGGTACAGTCAGTTTTGAAGATGTGACAGATTATACACAGGTTGGGAGTACATTCGGAGCGGCGCAGATAAATGCAACAAATGAAGCTGTAAATAATGCGGCAGATGCAAGCAAGATTATTGACAGTTTAGAAACGATAAAAGCAAATACACAGTCTGGATATATTGCTGGGGCATTGGCAGTTAAGGCATTAGATAGTAATTTAGCAAACAATATCGTTAGTGGTTATTCGGATACACCTATAGGCAACGGTAAATCAACAGCTACAGTATCAATAAAAATACCATCTGATAACTGTGTAATTATACTTGCACACCCCGAAGATACAAGAGCTACTACGACGTTAGAACTACCAACGGGTGCAACGTTGCTATTATCAGATATAACAAGTGCAACAGGTGTATATTACAGATGCAGATACTATGTAGTAAAAGTTACAGGAAGAGCTGGAGCTACTCTTGACTTCAATTTCACCTCAACGGGAACTAATAATTATCTGTATATCCGTTATGTAACAATTAATAGCAATGTCTCCACTGCAATGGCAAAAACAAGTTTTGAAAAAAATAACTTGTATGTAATAGTGAGAAATGTAGACTATAGGGCAATTTATCATGATTTTTATGGTGCTATTTATCAATATTACGACATGCCTTATACAACTACTTATTTTGTTAATTATCAAATGGCGAATATAACAGTGCTTAAAGCGTTAGAAGATAGTGAAAGAAATTTAAAAACAAGTGGAAATTATTCTGATGTTATTATTAAGTTAGAATAACTAAATTACTATTTAATTTATAAAAGAAAGGAGGTATAGCCCATGGCATACCTAAAATTTTTAGATTCACAAAAAATAATCCAGTGTATCGTAGTCCCGGAATCGGAACACGTAGTAACACTGAAATTCCATGATGCAGTTACCGTTGATACAAGCGGATTTGATTTGTTCTTAGACGAAAAAGGAGAACTTGACATTGGCGGTGATTCTTACCACAGCTATAATACTGTATACAGGAATGACGATACAACCGCAGAGTATAACGGTTATCAGCTTTCCAATGATAAATCAGTCTATAAGGAACAGCCACAGCCTACACCAGAAGAACCGACTCTTGATGAATTGAAAGAACAGAAAATATCAGAAATGAACATTGCACAGCAGGAATCAATTCAGAATGGCGTAGACGTAACCTTGTCAGACGGAACAGTTGAGCATTTTACACTGACAGACCATGACCAGACAAGCCTTATGGGATTGCAGACTAAGGTTGCGCAGGGAGAAACACAGATACCGTGGCATACATCAGATGTGAATGAACCATGTAAGTACTATTCCAATACTGACATGGCGCTGATTACAGAAACAGCTATGCAGGCTGTGACATTTGCGGTCACGTATTTCAGAGATTTGCGTATCTATATCAATTCAATGGAAGATTCAACATCTGTACAGAACGTTACATATGGCATGATAATCCCTAAAGAGTATCGTTCGGAAGTGCTTGCGGATATCTACGCAAGTAAAGGTATTGCGTAAGATTATCAAGCCACTTATTCTATTTGCGATAGGTGGCTTTCTTTATGTGTGCATAGAGCTGTTATATCGTGGTCGTAGCCATTGGACAATGTTCATTCTTGGCGGTTTATGTTTCCTGTATGCAGGAGAACAGAACGAGCATACAGACTGGGATTATCCGCTTATCCTGCAATCAATAAAGGTTGCGACAGCAATTACCCTGTTAGAGTTCCTGTGCGGTCTTATCGTGAATATATGGTTAGGTTGGAATGTGTGGGATTACAGCGATATGCCATTCAATCTGTTAGGGCAGATATGCTTACCATTCAGCCTGTTATGGCTAATTGTAGGAACGGTTGCGATTATTCTTGATGATTACTTGCGGTACTGGATATTTGGGGAAGAAAAGCCACACTACAGATTGCTGTAATTTGTCGAATTTCGCCGAAGAATATGTCGAACGCTTTTTCTTGCTTCCATGTATCTGTAGACGTACAATAAACTTGTCCACAGTGATGTGGTGCTTCAAGTTCTGGCAGGGGCGGTATTGCTATTGGCGTGGCGTACCGTCCTGTAACCATACTACAAAACAAATGTTCTAATTTAGTTGACATAATAGAACGTATATTCTATAATGGTGTCATAACATTACGGACAGGGGTTGATTACATGAATCAGAGTTGTAGAGAGGGCAAGGATATGGCAGGGGATAATGGCAATGATGCAGAATTTTACAAGAGAGAAATCAATAAAATTATTGGCACAATAGAAAATGCAGGCACTTTAGAGTACCTGCATTCCTTCATAATTTTTTTTCTGAAGAAGTGGGGATAACTCACTTCTTTTCTTTTCGAGATAACATAACATCTATCATATCTAATATAGTTTCTTTATCTCTTTGATCTAACAATGAAATTTTCCAAAGCAAATCAACATCTTCTTTAGCTTCTCCAGTTTTTCCTCTTCGAAATGGTGAAACATCAAGCCCCATTAACCATGCTTCTGAAACATCTAATGCCATTCCTAGAATAACTAGCTTTTCTTGACTAGGCTCAACCTTACCAGATACATATTGACTAATATCTGATTTATTCATCTTAATATTGTACTTTCTACAGTAAGGCAAAGACATATTCAAAATGTCAACTTGTTTTATCTTCCTTTCTTCCATTATTTTTTTAAGCCTATCAGACGTATTTTCCTTCATTTGTATTAACCTCCTTTCTAAAAAATAATATATCACTATTTGAACAAAAGTTCAATATAAAAAACTTAAAAGTAAAAATATTTGAACTTTTTATTGACAAAAGAAATCTATGATGTTATTATACAAATAGTTCAAACCATTGAACTGAAAAATAAAGAAAGGAGAAATAAAATATGGCTTTTAATTACAGCAAATTGCGAGGTCGCATTGTTGAAAAGTTTGGTAGTCAATATGATTTTGCAAATGCCCTTGGCTGTTCTGAAAGGACTTTATCTCTTAAAATGAACGGAAAAAGACCATGGAAGCAGAACGAAATATTGACAGCTATTAATCTTCTTGGATTATCTGAGGAAGATATACAGGATTATTTTTTTACCTTAGAAGTTCAAAACATTTAACTTATAGGAAAGGAGAAGGATTGAACGAATTAGTATCAATTAAACATGATGAGGTTGTTTGTACCAGTTTGGAAGTGGCTGAAAATTTTGGGAAGCAACATAAACATGTAATAAGAAATATTGAAAAGATAAAAGAAGATAGCTCAGCCCAAAAGTGGGCTCAGTCATTTTACGAAACTACATATACAGATTCTTCTGGAAAGAGCAACAAAATGTATCTGATGAATCGTGACGGATTTTCAATATTAGTTATGGGCTTCAATGGTAAAAAGGCTTTGGACTGGAAATGGAAATATCTTGAAGCATTCAATCAAATGGAATCCATGCTGAAAGAACGAAATACCCAGTTATGGGTAGAACAGCGAAAGCAAGGGAAACTTACAAGACAGGCAGAGACAGATGTTATCAAGCGGTTAGTTGAATATGCAAAGGAGCAGGGAAGCGAACATTCCCAAATGCTTTACACTACATATTCTAAACTTGCAAATAAAATGGCAGGAATCACAGACAGGGATTTTGCAACACTTGCCCAGTTAAATGAACTGTCATTTATTGAAAATATCATTCTGAATCAGATTCGTGTCGGCATGGAAAGAGAAATGCATTACAAGGATATCTACAAAGACTGCAAAAAGCAGATTGAAATTTTCAAAGATGTGGCGTATCTGAATGCAGGATAATTAGGGAGGTGAATTGATATAAAAAGAATAAAAAAGTTTATATTTAGACATTTTGTAAAAATTAAATATTTGCAAAGTATGATATTGATTCCATTCACTAAAGATGGAAAGAAGTACTTGCATATTTCAAGAATTTGTCAAAATGGAGTAATTGACAAAAAGACTTTCATTGTAGAGCATCTGGTCAATGAAGATTACGAAGTCACAGACCAGACGCTTAAAGAAGAGGAAAAGTGGTGGTTTACATTACTTTAATCCAGTAAGTATAACCACATTCCTTGCATTCTGGTAACATTTCCCCTTGCTTTACGGTTATGATTCCTTTTTGACTTTGACCTCCGCATTGCAAGCAAACATAAGTACCAGAGCTAACATAGTCATATGTTTGAAATGTTTCAGAATTATTTTTATCCAATAATATCACCTCCTTATTATCTGATAAGGAGAGTATACCACAGAAAGGAAGTGAAATGAATTGCAGGAATTATTAAATGTGAACGCAGATAGCCAGACGGTATCTGCTAGAGAACTTCATGAAAAATTGAATATTGGAACGCAGTATACAAAGTGGTTTGAGAGAATGTGCGATTATGGATTCTCAGAAAATGAGGACTTCAAAGCTATTAGTCAAAAAAGACTAACAGCCCAGGGAAATGAAACAACATATATAGACCATGAAATATCACTGGACATGGCAAAGCATATTTGCATGATTCAGAGGACACCAGAGGGTAAAGCAGTTCGCCAATATCTTATTGATTTGGAAAAAGCGTGGAACAGTCCAGAACAGGTATACGCAAGGGCGCTGAAAATGGCAGATACAGAAATAGCAAAGTTGAAAGGAGACAACTCATTACTGATTGCAGATAATGAGCGAATGAAACCTAAAGAAATATTTGCTGATGCAGTTGCCACAAGTAAAACTTCTATATTAATAGGAGATTTAGCAAAATTGATTTGCCAGAACGGTTACCAGATAGGTCAGAAACGGTTATTTTCGTGGATGAGAGAAAACGGTTACTTAATTAAAAGTGGTTCTTCAATGAATATGCCTATCCAGAGATATGTTGAACAGGGGTTATTTGAAGTAAAAGAAAGCAATGTTCAAAATCCAGACGGTTCAGTGAGAATTACTAAGACTACGAAAGTAACAGGAAAAGGTCAGATTTACTTTGTAAATAAGTTTTTGGACATTAAGGGGGATGAATCATGAAAGTTTACGATTTAATCAAACAGCTTACTCGATTCCCTGCTGATGCGGAAGTGATGTTTGATGCAAGGATTGAGACAGATGTAAAAGTAAAGGAACTAATTGAAGCAATAGATACAGAATCTATTTATGCAGATGTTGAAGTTGAAGAAGAAGTTTCTATTACCGACATTGACTGGCTGAATAAAGATGTTTTGATAAAACTGGAAAAGTGAGGTGTGAGTTATGAAAAATAGAGAGAAGTTTGCAGAACAGATTATTGATATTGCTTTTCAAAGATATAGAAATATGGCTGTAAATTTAACGTCAGGAGAACCGAGCATTTGTGGAAAAATAAAATGTTCCGAGTGCCTTTTCAGTGAAAGCAATAAGGATTGCGAAGTTTTGTTAAAAGAATGGGCAGAAAAGGAATATGAAGAACCGTCTGTTTATTGGAGTAAGGTTGCGGTCGATACGCCGATTTACGTTAGACGTTCTGAAGACGAACAGTGGAAGAAAAGACATTTTGCAAAATATGAATATGGGAGAGTACATACATGGTGTGATGGAGCAACATCATGGAGCAGTGATGCAGATATTACAGTCATATGGGAATTTGCTAAATTAGCAGAAGAGGCGGAATCATGATTATAGCAAATGATTCAAAAGTGGATTTCATCGGCGAAGATACAGAAATGTGTCTCGATCTTGCAAATATCATCCGAGCTTTACGGTTCAGATTTGAGCAGCACTTTGATGAAGAGACAGCAGAAATGCTGATCGCACAGGCTGTAGAGGATTCACGAAGGACAGAATCAGAGGTCATAGAGGACATGAAGCAGTTTCAGAAATCGGCTTCAAGAGGACTGACAAAAGCAATGCTATTTTAAATAAGAAGAAAGGGAAACAGATATGGGAGATTTTACAATTGAAGAAGTAGAAAAAATGTGTGACGACTTAGGAGTTGGAGTCTTAATTAATGACGGTCATGTAGTCGGATTTGAAGTAGAAGAGGGATAGTC